GTGGGAGAGATTACGTAAGTTCTTTGTTGGTTATTAGCATCATTAGTGCCATATATGACACTTATTGGTGGAGAAAGTCGACAATTATACTATTTGGCATATAAATGTATAATATATTGCACTTTTATATGCTATTGGGTATAAAATGTATAATATAGTTTACAAATCTGCATGAATTTTTCCGAATTATCATGCAGAATATGTCATAATTTGTCAAATAATTGTGACAAATTCGGAAGTGTGCATTACTAATATAAACTATTCAACATGGAAGATAATGTAATCAATAGACTTGTTCCTAGACTTAAAAAGATAGGTATAGAAGTACAATTATTTGGTAATTATCCATGGATATACCTAGATAGTGTAAATGGCAATAAAATAAAGAAAGAAGATTACTATCTTGGTAATCATGGATTTACCATTGCATTTTATCCTATTAGACCAGGTGAAGTAATGGAAATCACTGATATAGGTAAAACATTTGAGATTATCAGAAAGTACAAATAACACAAGCCTCAGAGAAATCTGGGGCTTTTCACATTTAAACACAAATACAATCATGGGAGCACAACAATTTATTACAAGACAAAGAGGTAGAAATGAACAAGTAGCATTTGATCAAGCAGTAGAGAATGCTATCGAAGAGTATGGTAATGATCCATACAATGGTGAAATCAGTACATGTACTGGTTATCAAGATGTTACACTAGAGTTCAAACGTTCTACATTAGATAAAATGAGCTTTATCAATAAGAAACTAGAAGAATCTGATAAACGTCAATGCTTTTGTATCACAGAGCTAGAACCAATGGTCAATACTAACAAGATTAAGACTGTTGTTGATCATGAAGTTATCAAAGGAACCAGTAAATGGGAACTTAGATACAATGTGTATGCAGGATGGGATGATAGACAAGTAGACTCTGCTAAAACAAAGGCAGAAGCTGTTACTATTGCTCGTAACTACACTGAGAAAACAAAGACTACTACATTTGTGAGAATGGAGAAGAAACTAGTTAATCAGAATCCTAATGTAGCATCTATTAAATACAAGGAATCATCTACAGAACGTGAAGGAAGTTATGTATTCTTTGGTTGGGGGGCTTGTTAATATGGGAGGAAGATTCAGCAAAGAGGCTTTAGAAAAAAGAAGAGCTAAACGCAGGAGAAAAGCTGCTGCCCATATGCCAACAGGTGATCAGGCTATTCAAAATGCTTTACAGAAAGGACTTATCACAATGGATCAAGTATCTGAATACTGGAAAGAAGAACAGAAGAAAGATACTAAGAAACAAGCAATGATAAATGCTTTAAAGAAGAAACCAAAGCCTAAAATATTGTATGGTTTGAACACAAACTCAATGTAAAATTATGATACACATGGAAGATTATGAGAGGGAACATCTCAAAGATTTAGTATATTTACAAGAGGATATTGAGCTGCTACGTAAAGAAGTGCAAATGGAAGTAAACAAGAGACAACCAGCTAAGATCCAAGTGATTGACGTAGATAGAATGTTACAAAAACAAAGAGATGAATCTAAAATTAACACTTTACCATTTTAATACTTTACAAAAATCTGGATTCACATTAGACATGGTTTTCCTTCTCAAACTAGGGGAGGAAGGCCATGATCTTAAAGCTCTTTGTGCTAATGATCCTAAGATGGAAATCATATATCAAGGCATACGTAGGAAAGGACTAATATCAGAGAATGACAAGATCACACTCACAGGTAACAATGTATTGAAGTTCCTCAATGAGGAAGCACCAAAGGATAAGATTATCAAGAAAAAAGCATCTAACGAAGACTTTGATAGATGGTGGAAAGCTTTTCCTGGTACAGATACATTCAAGCATGCAGGTAAGACATTCTCAGGTACTAGAGCTCTACGTAGATCTATTGATGATTGTAGAATCAAGTTTAACAGCATTCTATCAGAGGGTGAATATACAGCAGATGATTTGATAGCAGCATTGGAGTTTGATGTCTTACAGAAGAAAGAGAACTCAGTGAAGAACAATGATAATAAACTGAAGTATATTCAGAACTCTCTCACCTATCTCACACAGAGAAGCTTTGAGCCTTTCATTGAGTTAGTTAGAGAAGGAATGGTAGTTAAAGCAGCAACCAAAACAACAGGAGGTACAGACATATGAGTTTTCAGGATTTAAGTAAAGCAGTCCAAGATGGACTAGATGGTAGAAACAATGGAATCCCTATGGGGTTCGATAGGCTGAACAGATACATTGGTATCCGTAAGTCTATGTACACATTGGTGGGTGGCTTAACTGGTTCAGGTAAGACTTCATTCATTGATGATGCATACGTACTTAATCCATTTGATTGGTATGTTAATGGAGACACTAATGGTGTTAAGTTAAAGATCATATATCGATCAATGGAGAGAAGTAGAACGTATAAACTAGCAAATTGGGTAAGTAGAAAGATATTCCTAGACAGTGGATTTCTTATACCTGTATCTAGATTGCTAGGATGGACTGAGAAGATGACCAAAGATGAGCATGATTTGTTTCTGATGCAAGAAGAGTATATTGGCTTGATGAAAGATACTATCACAATCATTGATGGTGCAGAGAACCCAGTGGGTATTGCAAAAGACCTAAAGAAGCATGCTGTAGCTAATGGTGAGATTGTAGAGATTGATGAATATACTAGAAAGTATATACCAAACAATGAGAATGAGGTAACACTTGTTGTTGTTGATCATATTGGTTTACTAAAACTTACTAAGGATCAACCTACAAAGAAACAAGCAATTGATAAGATGAGTGATGAACTGAGATATGCTAGAGATTTCTATGGCTATTCACCAGTTGTTGTTAGTCAGTTCAATCGTGACATTTCTAATCCCACTAGACTAAAGAATGGTGATGTAGAACCACAGTTGGAAGACTTTGCAGACAGTTCAAGCACACAGAACGATGCTGATGTTGTATTAGCACTATTTGATCCTATGAGATACAAGGTTGAAGATCCAAGTGGATATCAACTAGACAAGCTCAAGGATGACTTTGGTGCAAAGTATTTCAGAAGTGTTAGATTAATCAAGAATAGCTTTGGAGAAGATGATGTTAGAATTGGTCTAGGCTTCTTAGGTCAGATAGGTATGTTCAAGGAACTACCAAGACTTAAGAACATGGATGACAGCATCTATCAATCTGTAGTTAACAAAACATTCTTTTTAGAACAATGAGTTTAAGAGATCAAAGACAGAAAGAGTTTGCTGATGTATGGTTGGCAAAGAAATGGGGTATCCTAAATCTCTGTCCCAGGTTTGGTAAGATATATACAACAATTAACATTTTGGAAAAAATGAATTCAAATATATCTATCATAATTGCCTATCCTGACGTTAAAATCAAGGATTCTTGGGAAGAAGATTTCAAAGCACGTGAATACAACAATTCAAACATTACCTATACAACACACCTATCCATGCATAAACATGAAGACATCTCATACGATATGGTAATCATTGATGAGATACACTTACTGAGTGATGCACAACTAGATGCTTGTAAAGAGTTGATGAATAATAGCATGGTGTTAGGACTAACAGGTACGCTGTCCTCATGGACAGAATCAGAGCTAGATCAAAGGTTACGCTTACCAGTGATTGCACACTATCCTATTGAGCAGGCTATTGAAGAAGGAGTTATTGTGGACTATCAGATCACAGTGCTTAAAGTTCCTTTAGATAACATAGTTGTCCAGGAAGTGAAAGGTAAAGCTAGAACTGAGAAGAAGCACTACGATGCTACTAGTTGGGTAATTGACAAACTTGATAAACAAGGGCAGAATACAATGATGCTACGTTTAAAGAGAATGAGGATTATACAAAATAGTATAGCTAAGTTAGCTCTGACTAGACAGTTATTACAGAAGTATGAACAAGAACGTATTCTTGTATTCTGTGGTACAACAGATATGGCTGATAGCTTGGGTATACACTCACATCACAGCAAGTCACTGGATAAAGATACATTCAGGAGGTTTGCTGAAGGTGAAGGTAATCACATGGCTGTAGTAAAGATTGGTAATACGGGTGTAACCTATAAGCCTCTCAACAAAGTGATATTGAATTACTTTGACAGTAATGCAGAGAATCTAGCACAGAAAGTGAACAGATGTATGGCAATGGAGTACAGTAATCCTGATAAGAAAGCAGACATTTATATCATTTCTACTGATGAACCAGTAGAGGAAAAATGGTTAAATAAAGCTCTAGAGTTCTTTGATAAAGAGAAGATTAGGTTTGTAAATGTTAACAGAAATTAGTAACTTTAAGTAAATAAATAACTAAATAATATAAACATGGCAAGCAAATTAATCGGGGTTGTAGGCTCAACTGGTACAGGTAAATCTACCTCTATCAAGCACCTAGATCCAAAGGAAACCTACATCATTAATGTAGCAAAGAAAGAGTTACCATTCAAAGGTGCTGACAAATTGTACAACGCTGAAAGCAAGAACTACAAGGAGATTGATGATGCAAATGAGATCACTCGTTTGTTAAAGACTATCTCTGAGAAAGCTACACACATCAAGAACATTGTAATTGAGGATTCTAATTACATCATGGGTTTTAGTATTGTATCTAAAGCTACTGAGATTGGATTCACTAAGTTTTCTATCATGGCAAGAGACATGGTTGAACTATT